TGCATCTGGATCCCTGTCCAAGGGGTTCCCACCCCCAGCTGTTCGGTTTCCCGGGTCTCAGCTGGCACCCATCATCTCGCAGACCGGCTCAAACATACGTAAGCAAGCTGGACTAGCTTGGCTGACTAAGCATCACCCACTCTAATGGACTAGCTCGGATCTATCACACTCGTCGCAATATTCACTACCGTGCCCCACCTTTCGAGCACGCCTCCTCCTGTTACCTGGAACCGCCGAAGGGTGTATCTTCATATTTCGATGTACCACCGCTAACTCATTCATAAACCCAAATGGCAGGCAAAACAGCCTCTCCACTTCAGCATCTGCAACAGGGTCATCCGGGAACCGTAGCTCCCGCACCCAATTTAAGTTGTGGATCTGGTGGGTTTCCAACGTCAAGCCCTGCGAGAACTGCAACACCCGTAGATGGGCCAAAGCCACATCCCCTGATATCCAGTCCTGCCCGGTATCCAGCACTTTCACTATCATCGACTGCAACGCACGAGCGATGGCGGGAACATGCTGGGATACCAGCATCTCACCAACCATCTTCGCCAATAGGAGATCCAAAGCCTCCGCCCCCCGAACACCCGTAGGTGTCCACGGCAAGCGGGTGAATATGCGTATGGGGTCACGGGTGGGTACGCATAAGCCCCCACGCGTAAACACGTTCTTGTGCTGACAATAATACTCCTGGTCTGCACTCTCTACGAGAGTGCAATCCTTGAGGATCATGCCAAACACCTTACCCACAATAGGCTCAGCGGCACGCATAAACCGCTGGGCATCTGTTCGCTCCATCCACGCCACGGAATCGTCTCCGTCACACAAGAACTCGGCTTCTATTCCCAACATCCTACAGATCGTATAGAAGTTCAGAACGTTGGTTACGGAGTTCCCGCCTCCAGTATTCCTATCCCCTGACATCCTAGTCCCTCCCGTCCGATACCGCACGCCATTCTTGGTCCTGCAATTATTAAACAACTGCATATTTAGCAGGCGTGAATTAATTCCAGGGCACAACAGCTTCCACACCTCATGCTCCTGGCGCAATATATGCGTGAACTGAGTGCTATCAAAAGCAGAGTAGTCCATGCACACAGCCACCGGATCACTAAAGTAGTAACGCTTATCAGCCATCACCTGCGCCCGTTCCAATGGAGTCATCCCTTTAGAACAGGAAGGTAAACGAGTAGGCCCTAAGCCGGGACCATGCAACAACATCTCCTCAGCTGGCCCTAGCCAAGGGGCCAATTCTATATTGAAGGCAGGCCCTCTATACTGTATCATCCTAGGGGGTTTTTGTTCCAGATCTTCCTCGGAATAGTAATCCACTTTAACAAAAGCGTCCACACGTCCCTGCGGCAGGCCCCAGGTATTCCTATGCCAACCCCGAAAGAGTGCCTGGCGTTTTGCTCCCGAGAATTTGTTGATGGTGGATAAAATGGTGGACTGCTCCACCTGTCTACCATCAACCCAACTCTCAGCCACTTCCCAGCGAATACGCATAACGTCAGCCTGAGAATACCCGAGGATCATCCCCCCCACAAACTTCACCTGTCCTCTTTCACCAATCTCCAACCAGTCCGGGTAGGGTAACTTATCTACCAGATGTCGGTTATGTAAACTCACCAACTCATTATTGATACAATCATGGTTAGTGACCACATCCGGCAATCCCAACCCGAGCTGGGCCAACAGTGTCGTACATTTCCGATGCACACACTCCACCAGAGGCACGTCG